GTAGCACTTGTTTTTGTGGTTATCTTATGTGTGCCGTTGTTTTCTTCATTAGCCAATCCTGTAACGTGAATGAAGTCTCCAACTATGGCATTAGCAAATGTACTAGCTCCTGCTGTAAATGTATTTGCATTAGTAACTGTTAAGGCTACGTTGGTGTTAGCCACCCTATTCTCGCCAATTAGGTGCGTTGTGTTGAACGTTCCTGTGTTAGTTAGTGCATCAGGGTCAGCAAACTTAAAGTGGTTTGTAGTGCCTTTTAATTGCAACAAGAAAGATTGCCATTCTTTAGCTTGAGTTCTGTTCATGGCAGGAAGTGTTACGTCTGCAGTCCAGTAAACCGCATCATATTCTTGTGTTTGTTGCTTCCCTGTAAATGGAGAAGCCGTTTGTCCGATTGCTCTAAACAAACTAAAACTGCTCCTAGTAAAGTTAGGAGTCGTAGGCATTGAGATAAGTTTAGCCACTTCCCATTAATCCTTTTTTAAATGAACCACCACGCACTGCTGCTTCAAGCACTGCACCTTTTGTTACATCAGAAATCATAGGCATCATTTTTTGAACCTCTGCTCTTACTGTAGGAACTACACCTGTTGCAAAATTAACAGATTGATTGACCACTACAGTAGTTCCACCACCCATGCCCTTACTGTTCATGTTGTTCATAATAGTTCCACCAGTATTGGGTACAAAGATTTCAGGACCACGCTCTCCTACCCATGTAGGTCTACCTTTTTGAACATTACCACCGCCTGCATTGTCATCAGTAGGGTTGGGGTTTTTTAATGTTGAGTATCTATTTGTGCCTTTTAGTTGAAATACTGCATTCATTATTTCATTGACAACTGCCATTTGTAAAAAGATAGCTATGATTTGAGATACTATATTCTTAGCAAAATCTTTAAAAGCATCTAAAGCACTTTCTGCATTTAATAAAGCGTTTACAAAATCTTGAGTAAAAGCAAGAGAAGCAGAAACAACCGCATCCCGTATTTGGGCGCTAGCTGTACTTACATCATCAGCTTTATCTACAACCGAATTGATAGATTTCTTAAATTCAGTGAATTTTAAATTTTCATCAATAGAGCCTGCATCCTGAAGTCTTTTAAAATACCCTTCCAACGCCTCATCTCCTTCAAGCATTAAGTCTTTAATCTTCTGTAAAGGGTCAATAGATTTATTATATATACTAAGCAATTCACTTCTCATAGTTAGCTCTCTACCTCTTGCTGCTATTTCAGCAATTTCTTCTTTAGTAGGACCCCCTGAACCTTCTCCTGAAGGGTTGCTACCATCCGCAGGGGGATTCATCCAGTCATATAAATTAACACCGCCTTTCTCCCTAAAATCCTTTATAGATTTTGCTAAAGCGTTAAAAAAAACAGCAAGGTTATCAACGTGTCTTTTTAACCAACTATCTAAACCAGATACATATATCTCATTCATTAACAACTTCCAAGAAATCGTTAAATTAGAGGTTTTGGTAGAAAGAGCTTGCATCTTTTCAGCCATAGCACCGCCAAATTGTTCTTGCAATCCTTGTTGTAAGGTATCTACCATAAGAGCTGCACCCTCTGCTGTTTTACCAAACGTTGCAATGTCATCTTTGGTTAAGCCCAATTTTTCTTTGAAGATACCCAATACATCAATACCCCTATCAGAAATCATATTTAATTCTTCAAGACCCATACCGCCTGAAGCTGATCTTTGTACTAATCTTATTAAGGCTTCAAATGTTCCTAACGAATCTGTTGCAACAGAAGCGGTATCAGCAAAAGTTTGTAATTGTTTTTCATTAGGCTCTAAACCTGCTGACTTTAATGCTATAAAGGCTTTTGTTACTGTCTCTACTTGGAAGGGTGTTGTTTGAGCAAAACTCAAAACACGACCCATAGCAGCTTCTCCTTGTTCCATGCCACCAAATACTTTATTTAAAGATAAAGATAGGTCTTCAAACGCCATGCCAACTTTAGCTATATGTGTAATTACTTTTGTAATAGCAGCACCTAAAGCAGCAGCTCCAACAGCAGCTTTAGTAAAACTTGTTGCCATAACTTTACTGGATTTTTTTGCTTCTTGACCAGACTTTTTTAATTTCTTATTTGTTTTATCAAGTTTTTTATTAAGGTCTTTTGTGTCAGCCTTAATAGCAATGATTAGTTCGTCTACTGTAGCCATATTAGTCTGGGTATAATTCCATTAAATTATCTAACTCATCTTTTGTAACGGGTTCTTCTTTTCCCCCGCCATTAAACTGTTTGAATCCTCTTATTGCTTGGTACATTTCTCTAGGAGAGAGATTCCAAAAATCGTCTGGTCTCATGCACATCATGCCTAAACATACTTGCACATATAATGACCATTCTATTCTTGAGTCTCCTGTAACTTTTTTGACGGGTCACCTTCTTCTTCTTCTTCAGTCTCAGGGTCGTTTAAAGTATCTGCTAAAAGCTGTGCAACTACTGTTGATGAGGAAAGGATGCCTGCTTTAGAAAGTATTTGTTTAATCTTTTTATCATCAAAATCATTACCTCCACCTCTCATTGCATATCTAAGAACAGTTATCAAAGTACGCATTCGTATTTTAGCCTGCCCTATGTCTGTTGCTAATTCAAGAATCCCTTTATCAAGTTCATCTTCTATTTTAACCAGTGAATCTATGGTCAATCTGCATTTATAAGTTTGACCGCTTAACTCTATTTCAATCTCGCCCTTTAGTGGGTTTGTCATCTGACTTCTCCTTCGTTGTACTTGCCATTGCAAGTTTGATTTTAATTATGTCATCTCTTTCATCTACCGAACTTGATAACACCTTGTAGGACTTACCATCTACTGTTACGTCAGATGGGTCTTTTCCTAACTGGTTGGCTACTTCAAGCACATCCCCATTAAGCATAGCAGGGATGTTGCCTTTAGCACCTTTGACTGTTACTTCTAGCCAAGCCATGATTAGACTGTAGCAAACGTAATAGTACCTGCACTTTCAAAAGACATACTGTAAGTAACTTCACCATTGTATTCTCCACCATACTCAAGACTGGTCACTTGGAATGCACCAGTAAAAGTACCAAAGTCAGGAACTAAGAATTGATAATTATTTTGTGTATCAGCTAAAGCGTTAGTTTTAATTGTTGCTTCACTTGCACCATCTGTAAAGACACCACTGCCTGAAACACTAATTGATTGAACCCCTGCTGCTGCTAATAGAGTTCTTTTGTTAGAACTGTCTTTATTAGTTACGTCTACGGATTCGTTATTGACTGTAAGGCTTGTTGACCTTAACCCTGCTATTGTTGTGTAAGTTTCAGGTGAACCTGCGTTACCTACTTTCATTAACATTGCACTACCTTTTTGAGCTGCCATATTTTTCTCCAATTACGAAGGTAGTATTTAATTACCTTCTAATTAATAATAAAGGCATCTGCCAACCTTGTTATTTCAGTGCTTAGTATTTAATTAAGTACCTAATATAACTGCTCGGAATCGCATAACTCCGTGCCTTGTAACCCCATCGGGGTCTCTCATAATGTCGCTGTATTCAAATCTGCTGTTAATCACATTGAATCCACTAACACTTAGACTGTAATCATGCAATAAAGTATGAATCCTGTCCATTAAAGTTTTTGTTTGTTTACTGCCTTTGTATTGCGACCAAACATGAATGTTTACTGTGAACTCTCCACCTGCTAAATCTTTGGTATCGTAATCAATAACTGTTTCTTCCCCTATGGTTATAAAAGGGTAGGCATTGCCTTCTTGCACTTCATCATAAATACCTGCTGTACCAGTCAGGGTAGAGTCTCCATTGAGCCTGCTGTAGATAGCTGCTTGTAATTCAAATTGACCTAATGCCATTATTTTATATACCCACCTTCTTTAAATATTCTTTTTATCCTTGCTCTGTTCTTATTCAATGCAGGTTGCATAAAAGGTCTGGGTGACATATTGGAAGTTCCAAACTCTAAAGGCTTGGCATAAGGAGCAGATGCTATTATCTGACCTATGACTTCATTTCCTTCCGTTTTTACTCTACTGGTAATGTTGTTTACTAAAAAACCTGTGTCAGTTGCAGGTGGTTGTCCTGCTGCAGAAGCGGTATGGCTTATTCCCCCTCTTGTGTATGTTCTTCCTGAAGGACTCCCTGAAGCGATACTTTGTTTGGCATGACCTTCTACTATAAGAGTAGACCTAGCCACTAAACCTTTTAAATGTTCTTTTGGATTAATTACCATTCTTTTTTCTAGCTTATCCAGAAAGGCTTTAAGGTTTTTGATTTCGCTTTTTTGTGCCATTAGATAGCCACTCCTAACTCACATTCAAGAACCATGAATCTGTCTCTGTTGTCCACGTTTTCAATGCTTTTTATGTTGTAGTTGTCGCTGTCATATACTATGCGGTAATTAGTACCTATGTCACGCCTATAGCGTATGGTGACTGTATGAGTTGTCTTTTCTTGTACTTGACCTTGCCTATAGCTTTCCGTTCCCCTAACAGGCTTTATGTCCGCCCATAAATTACTAAGCGTTGTCCATGCTTCGGTTAATCCACCGCCCGTATCTCTGGTGTTGGTTGGTTTTTGCAACTGAATTTCAAACCGCATCTTGCCTATGCTAGTCATTTTCTATCCTATAGACATCAAGGAACTTGAGCCTAATCCTTTGTGTACTACATAAGGTGCGTAAAGTTGTTTCATGAGAGAAGGCAGTCCGCTTTTTGCGTCATACATATCCCCTCTGTGTTCATACATATAGGCTATGTGTTGCAACATACCCAATCGGATTGGCTCTGGCACAGAAAAAGCCGTTGTGTAACCTGCCACATAAATAACTTCAATGGCATTAGCCACTCTTAAGGCAGCAGGAAAAGTCTCCCCTGTTCTAAGAACTATCCTTGCGGGTTGCCTAGAATTATCCACATAGTATTTGGTCGCAGCCATAGTAGATGCGGTGTCGGAATCGTTGTAAGTCTTTAAAGAAGTAACGCTAATAACAGGACTTCTGGGAAGCGTTATGTAGTTCTTGTAGTAATTAATATCAGGTGCAGTGGTCATGCCTTCTCGTAAAGGACTGTCGGTATCTACAGCAGTATCAATTTCCAATGTTAGGGTTTGTTGCATTATGGCAATCCCCATGTGCTGTTCTGCAAACTGTCTTGCTGCAAGAATCAAAGGTCTTACCACTCTTTCATCTGTGGCATCATCTACTCTTAGGTATTCTTTTACCTCTTGTAGACTTAAAGGTTCTGCGGTTGGTTCTGTGGTTACTGTTAATCCTGCCATTAGCTTAATACCCCTTGTAATATACCTGAAGTTATAATCATTCCATACAGACCAAAGATAAGGTATTCCATACGGATAAACCTAGCCGACCCTGCTTCCAGTCTGCTCTCTAGGTTTTCATACCTAATCGCACAGATTTGTTCGTGCAGTTCTAATGCACTAACTTTTTCCGTTACTATCTCCTTTGTCATCTTTTACTACCTCTGCTTCTTCTACTTCAGAATCTTCTTCTGGTTTATTGATTTCATTATCCATGAGCCACTTCAGTCTGCGTTCACGATTATTAACATTATCATCCATGTCCAGTTGCACTCTTATTAAAGAGCCTTGAAGAGTCTCAAGTTCTTTTCTGTAGTCTAACAATCTTGCAAACTGTATCTTTCCTTCATCAGAAAATGTATTTGCATCTGCTTCTACTTGCTCTCCATCTTTCTCATAGATAAACGTAGGTTTAGGGCTATCATTTGATTTATCTGTGGTGTCTACCATGTCTTTTCTCCTAAGTTAAAAAACCATCTTAGCATCTTATATATTATCCTTCTAGGGTTGTTATTCTAGCTTCTAGTTCTTGTATTGTTTTTACGAGTAGTGGAACTAATTTTGAATGATCCATTTGTTGTGGTTCTATAGTTGTGCCTGTAATGGCATTTCCATCATCATCTAGTTCTGCAGGTTTAGTTGCATCTTTTACGCCAGTTACAGCGGTTGGAAATACTGCTTGTGCTTCATGTGCTAAAAATCCATATTGAGTTGTGTCATCGGGATCGTATGTCCATTCAAATGTTTTAGGTTTTAATTGCTTAACTAAGGCTGTGGCATTAGTCATATCTTGAACATTCTCTTTTAATCTATAATCAGAACTAGTGTTAAATGCTACTGATGAGTATGTATAAGTTACGCTCCCTGCTGTACCTGCTCCTGAGTTATAGAAAATCAGTGGGGTTATAGATGCAGAAGAACTGTATTGCTTAAACGCAATACCATTTCCTTTATTACCATTAAAACCACCAATAGCCATCGCAGCATTACCGCCAGCCCCCCAGATAGAAGTTGTCCCCAAATATAACGTAGCTTCAGAATTACTTGTATTTGTACCTATTCTCATTGCTTCTACTTGTGTACCAGAAGTTCCTACCATAAATTGAATGTTACCCTTCACACTTGCTGTACCCATAGACCTTATAACTACTCTAGGAGTGGTGCTATCATCTGCTGTAGGAATAAAATAGAACAAACCACAATCAGTAACAGAAGTTGCTCCTGCTGCATTGCCTCTACTTCTAAATGCTCCAACAATATCTAATCTTTCACTTGCAACCGTACTTCCTAAACCTAGATTAAGATAACCACTAGGCTCAATTCGCCCTTTTTCTGTAGGAGCTGAACCATTAGATGAACTTGTCCAAAAGGCTAAAGTTCCTGTTTTAATATTTAGTCTGGCGGCAGTATTCGTTGCGGAGTACGGAGAATAAATAGTTTGTGTTGTATAGCCTGAATTATCATTCTCAAATACTAATCCATTACTTCCGCCAACTGCAAAAGAAGCACCTGCTGTATTTTGGCTTATAGCACCCGTTGACCCCGTTATCGTCATCATTGTTGTACCATTAACTTGTAAAAATACATCTCTATTTACACTTCCAGCATTTAATCGTAGGTCATTTCCAGAAGTAGAATTAAAATTTGTTAGTGCAGTTACACTTGAATTAAATGTAGCTGCTCCTGCTTCTGACATATCAAGAGTCAGAGCAGTTATTGTTGA